ATGCCGTGGGCTATGTGTACACTCTCCCCACGCCTATCCTCTTTGCTCATGCACACGCCTATGGCATGGATTTCTCCATCTCGCATATACAGCCTAGCGTCTTCGAAACCGATATTCTGGATAAATGGGTGAATTTCCCCAGAATACTCCAGTTTACGCAGTCCTTTAGCCTTAAGGGTTTTAGGGTCGAGTTCGCCAAAAATAATATCTGTATGAAGTTTGCCAAGAATACGTGCCTTGCTGCCGTGTTCGTCCCGTGTCCAGGTTGATGAGCGTATTGCGATCATAAGCTTGCCTTTATACCAGCAGATTGACGGATTATAGTATGGCTTTTTAGGATTGTTGTCAGGCAAAACAACCGTTTCAGAGGGCAAAACTACTATATCTTCCTTCCAGCTTGTCATTGTAGTATGATTGTATTAAACGTAACCATGAAAGGCAAATTATATGAACTCAGAGCAGGTAGCCAATATTTTGGCATTTTATTCCTACTACCACCCCAAGGAAACGATAGATGAAATTGCTTTGGAGTTTAAGCTTCCAGCAGCTCTCATTATTAACGGTTTGTACTATGGAGAGCGCGAGGGACTTTTTACCGCTAAGAAAAAGGGTGCTCAATATAAAGAGATAGTCGTTCAGGCCGTACCAGACGATAATTCAGATTTTGGTAAGGACTTGGAGCGTGTTAAGGGCAATATTCTCGAAACTATTACCAACCTTAATTCTGATAAGGAGGATATAACCGATGACAACTTATTTATTTGGCTCGGAGTGCCATTTATAGTAGCTAAAGTAGCTTTGCGACTGCTTGTCAATGAGGGAAAATTAGTTGATTATCGTATTACAGACCCGAAAGATAAGAAAAGTAAATATCATTTTTATACTTTGGAAGAGAATAAGCATAAAATCTACGGTAGTAAACAATTCAAACGAGCGCCTAAAAAGAAAGACATAAAAACGAATGAGTCTCTATCACAAGGAAAGCGATAACGACCCTCTCTATAAGGCCCAACGTAAAACTTACCTAGATAGGTTTCGTTATTGCCGTATTTGTGATGATTGGGTTCCCAGAAAAGAGCGGTCTATAGACCATATTATTCCTATGTGGCGTTATGTTGGTAACTATTGGGATAAGTGGAACTGGCAAATGTTATGTCCTGTGTGTCATAATAGAAAGACAAAAATCGAAGGCAAGCCCTAGACAATCATTGCATAAGCATATTATGGGTGGTATTGTATTTGTATGAATACCTCTATGCCTACTCAGATGCGGTCCGCTATGATTTCATCGCCCAAAGGAATGTTTGGCGCTAAAACAAAAAAACCCGTTCTGAAAACTAAAAAGTGGACTGAGGCTAGTGATGATAAGTCCGACAAGACTCATGGCATTAAAGATGGTTCGCCCGCGGATATGAAATTAGATGCAAAACGTGGCCTCAAAGCCGATACTCTAGCATCATCTCTCGCAAAATTAAGAGGCGGTAAGTAATATGGCAAATCCGAATATTATTCCACTAGGCGCAGGTAGTTCTACACTACAAGCTCCTAACAACAACTTTGGACTTAATCAGTCTGGTACACCGTCTGTTTTGGGCACTTCTACTGTTGTGGCTCCTGCGCCCCCTGCGGTTACTGGTGTTAACTCTACTAGTAGTACTCCGGCTTCTACTCCAGTCTCTCAAGCAACTATCAACGCTATTATGCAGTCTATTGCCAATGAAGTTGCTACCAATCAGAATGCTTATAATAGTGCGGCTAGTGTTAATGCGACAAGTGATGCACAAGCTGGAATAGATCACACCAACCAAGTACAAGGCAATACTAGCAGTCGTGCTACTGCCGTCCAAAACGCAGAACAAGCTGCTGCACAGGGTAATCAGGGGCTTAAAGCTGTTTTAGCTAGTCTAGGTGCATTAAACGGTACCGGTCAGATATTAGCTGGTCGGGCAGTTGCTGACTCGGCCAATAACGATATTGGTACTTCCGATCAAACCTTCCAAAATAATGCTACAGCTATTCAAAATGCTCAAACTACCTATGATAACTCAGCACATGAACGTGACGCAGCTCTAAAAACTGCTCTTAGTGGCGATAACCAACAGGCTCAATCTACAGGCATACAAAATATTCTTAATGAGGCTAGAAGTCAAAACGATACTGCTACTTATAATAAGTTCTTGCCTCAGTTAGTACAGGCTACGGTTCCAACTCAAGCAATTCTGCCCTCCACCACCACTTATAACCCTGCATCAGTCAATTCATTTGCACCTACTAGTGGTCTAAATGTTACCGCAGCACCTGCTACTAATTCAGCTGCTGCATCAGCAGCATCAACTACACCAGTCAATTCAGCTTTGTATGTAAAAAAGACAAGTTAGGCGGGTAAGATGAGTTTATGGGGTTCCATCATCTCCGCAGTCGGGAACGCTGCCAACGATATATTCGGAGGCGGTAATAACTCTAGTGACCCTAATGACCCTACGAAAAAGAAGCAAAATAATGCTCCTGTAGTAAATCAAAAGGTTAATTTACCTACTGCCCTAAAAGCACCTGGTTCTACAAGCCAAACACAGACTCCAACTTTCAATATTCAGCCTATTGATAATTCTAATTTAACAGCCCAACCTGTAACGCCTCCTCCTGTTGCTCCGCATCCTTCGTTATGGGGGAGTTTATTGCATGGGGCTCAGGATATTAGCCATGCTGTAACGGCTCCTGCTGCGGCTGTAGTTAATGATATAGGCAATGCCGTAAGCGCTATTCCAGGTGGTAGCTCTTTAATTAGTGCGGATAAGGGTATTGGGTTAGCAGGTGCTCGTACTGCTGAGGGATTTGTTCAAGGAATTCCTCAGTTAGCCGATTTAGCGACTCATGGTGTTAATAAAGTTATTGGTGGTGTTACGGGCGCGGATATGGGTGCTACAAATCGAACCGCAGACGCAACCGCTAATACTATAGAAGCTCCTATCAAGGCATTAGCTATCAAAACAGATCAAGCGACTCAAAATATTGGTCAAGTAGGCCAAGACCTATATAAGCCAGCTCAAATTGCAATGAATGTTGGCACTATCGTGCCTGCTGCGACTGAACTAGCCACTAAATTGCCTGTTGTTGGTGATGCTGCGGAATCATTATTATCTAAAGTTCCTGGTATTTCAGTCGGCAAAGTTGCTGAGGATACAGCTCCTACAGCTACAGAAAATATCCCCCCAGAAACAGGCACTAAGCCTATTGAAACCAAACCCACCAATGCACCCTCTGGCGAAACAGCTGAACCTACCCCAACTCCAACTGCTTCTGAGAGTGGGGTTAAGCCAGTTGCTACCCCCACCACACCCACTCCAACTCCTCAACCTGTTCACATTATGCCTGATGGCTCAACTGCAACTCCATTGACTACACAGGAGGAAATCGCAAAATTATCTGCCACGCCAGCTGACGTAGCTGCTGAACAAGCTGCCGCTCAAAATGCAGTAAACCAAACCGCTGAAACCGTACCCAAGCCAGTACCAGCCCCAGAAGCAACAGCCCCTAATGTTACTCCCACTGAAGCAGCTAGTGAGAGTGCTGCAGCTTCTCCTCAGCAACAAGTAGTCAATGAGGCTCCTAATATTGAGAAAAATGGGGACTTACAAAACGCTACTGCCTATACACAGCACTTATTAAAAAATGGCAGGGATTATGGTGGTAGTGACTTGCAACAGACGCTGGACTTAGCTAATTCTCACCTTAACTCTAACAGTACTGTTGCGAAAATTTTGAACAGTAGACTAGGTGATACGCTTACTGATAGTGAGGCTAAAAATGTTAGGAATGCTATAGAATCTGGCAGCGCCAATGGGCTAAATGATAAAGAGGGTGTAGCCTATAAGGCGATTCAGGAACATATTGAGAATCCGTCAAATACTGTCCGTACTAATCTAAACAGTGAGTTTCAGCCAGTAGAGAATCACTTTCCACAAGTTGGTGAGACTTCTGTTAGGAGTGCAGCTAAGGGCGCATCTACGGCTAGGGGTGTTAATAGTAAAATCAATACTTTTGATGATTTATTAAACCGAGACTCTAAGTTTTCCCAGAATAGTACACTAGGCAAGTTTACCGATAAAAGTGGTAACACTACACTTGGTAATGCTCCAGACCTGGGACTAACTGCTAAAAAAGATGGTACATTCGTAGATAAGGCTGGCAAGGTTTATAACTATTCTAGGGCTACTAGTCAAGAGCTAGAGAACTCTGGTGTTAAACTCCAGGCTCCGAAAGATGCTCTGGCTGCCTATACTAGAGATACCTTAAACCTGAAAACTCGTGCAGATGCGGCTGACCATTTGATTAAAAATGCAGATGATTTAGGGTTATCTGAAAACCAAGTTCCAGGTAAGACTACCCCAGTTACTATAAAAGGCTCAGATGGTGAGGATAAAACATTCTTTACTGATAAAAAGACCGCAAAAGATATTCAAGACTCAGGGATTATAGGTAATTCTGGTGGAGATACTAATCTGGGAACTAAAGCCTGGAATACTGCTAGTTCTGGGGTAGCTCAGGCTACGGTTATGAACCCAACTGTACATACTGCTAACTTAGGCGCTAATGCCTTTATTGGGGCTGGCCCAGGTGCTTTAACAAAGGCAGTTCAACCTTTAGATGATGTTGGTAAGCTTAGAATGTCGGATGCAGGTGTACATTTCCCTACTTATGGTAAGGATAATGTTAATGCGCTATCTAAACTGACTCATGGAGGATCTAAGGTTAATGAGCAGGCGATGGCATTTTCTGATGAGCATATTCGTGCTGGTATGTTTAAGGAGCTAACAGAGAATAAAGGCTTGAGTGATAAACAGGCGGCTCAGAGAGTTAATGATTATCTAGGCGGTAGAAGCGTTTATAACAAAGGTGGCGCTCAGTTAGGCATATTTTGGAAGTATTTTGTTAGGCAGAATGTTAATGCTGTTCGTATTCTAGTGGAAGCAGCTAAGGGGCATCCTCAGGCACTTATAAATGCAGGTATCGCGGCAGGTGCAACATATGGAGCTGACAAAGCCCATCAAGCTATTACGGGTAATCAGGGTGCTAGTGTTCATGCTCCTGGCATAGTAGGCATTGCTAATGATTATCTTAAAAGTGGTGAGGCTTTAGCGCAGGGGCATTTCAGAGATGCTGTTAGCCCTATTCTTAATCATGTTAATCCTTTGATTAACGAGATAGCGAAGCAGAGTTTAGGGGTTGATAACTATGGCAATAAGTTCAAGAATGGTGCAGCACGAGTTGATGATGCGCTTGGAATGACTCCTGTAACAAATATGGCTAATAATAACGGCCATTCTGTAGCAGAAAAGGTTGGTAACACCTTTGGTCTTTACGAGCCTCATATCAAGGGTGATATGGCTACCAATAATCCTAACTTAGCCCCAATACTCAATGTCAAAGGTGCTCAAAATGGTGGTACGGTAGCATTTCCTAAAGATTTTTCAGGCGAACAAGAGAATAAAGCCTACAATGACTCTTTGGGAACTAGTGGGGCAAATTATTCTACTAAGGGTGCTGCTTCTTTTGCTAACCAAACTCAGAGCCAGCAACAGGCCACAACTAATGCCACAAAGGTACTTAAAACTCTGGGTGTTACTAATGCGTCTGAGATACAGGCTTATTCTAAGCTCTCAGGTAGTGACCAAAAGAATTACCAAACAGCTGCCCAGCAGGTTCTTAAAGCAGGTAATAGCGTATCAAGTACTTCTGTCCAAGATCAACTGATTAAGAATGGTCATTTAGCACAGGCAGCTGCTATGGATACGGGTATTCCTACCAATCTTTCTCAAAATGATAAGAATACTCTTGAAACTTATGCTAGGGGTGGAAGCACAGGTCAAAAGAACGTATGGCTACAGGATAACAACAATGCCAACAACTATTACAATGCTGTAATTAACCAGAAACAGGCGCAAAAGGCTTTAACTACCAATGATACTGACATGGGTGCTACTTATAGTGGTTCAGGCGGTAGTCTATATGTTAAAGCAGCGGTAGCTAAGACCAATCAACAAAACAATGTACCGCAGAGCCTAGTAGAACTGTATAAAAATACAACCAAAACTGAGTACGGCAATATGAGTGGTACACAGAAAACTCAACTTACCCAGTACGCTCAACAACTTAACACTAATGGTGTTACTGACAAGTTTGGCATAGCTACTGGTACGTCTTCGGGGAGTTCATCATCTAAGAATAATCTCCCTAGCGGTAATGCAGTTGTTATGCCTGGGAAATCAGCAGGGATTACGGCTGGTACGGTTAAGTATGTTGCACCTACGTTAGCTAAGGCTACGGTTGGAACTTCTAAAAACGACAATCCATTCATTCGTAGCGTAAGCGCCACAAAAGGGGTAAAATAGGAATATCATGAATCCCTTAACTGCCGTAACAAACTTAGCACAAGCCATATACTTACAGACACATGGTATTACTAATGATGTGACGGGAAGTGATTTAACTGATTTCCTTAATCAGACTATTGTTTGGGTTAACATGTTTACCTCCGAACTAGAACTTAAAGCTGACTGGAAATATCTCAGAATCAATAATAACCAATTAGGAATTGTTGGAGCTACTGCACAGACTTACCAATTAGACAGTTCTATCCGTAAACCTATTTATCATCCTCAACGCAAACTTACTATCCAGCAAGCTGGTGTGGTTGTGTCTACATGGACACTAGTAGACCCTGACCAGATTCAGACGCTACAGGACACTCCTCCCTCTGTAGATGCTTCCTTTCCTCAATACGCTATGGTGGATAATGGCGTACTAACATTATCTCGTGCTCCCAAGGATTACGAGGTTGGGGGTAAGATAATAGCTGATACTATGCAATGGATACCTCAGTTATCTCTTACTAATGTTACAGTTCTTCAGATCGTAACCCCTCCTAAAATCTTAGTTTTAGGCGTAGCTAAGGATAGTTTACCTCCTGATTTGGTTCGTGGAGGGTTAGCTACTCTTATAGAAACTCGTTATAAAGATTTGTTAGCTGATGCCATAAAGGATAATGGTGGCACTTCTATGGATGATGAGTCTATGCCTGATGATCTAAGTTTTGTAGGGGGGAATTACCTAAATGGCTAAACCAGGCGGCTCGATATATGGTAATGTGGTTTCGTCACCTATTGTTAGTTTTAATGGTGGCCTAGATACTCGTTTACCTGAAAATGCCGCTCCTAATACGTTTTCTGAAGGTCTAAATGTCTCAGTCACCACACAAGGTCTTTTAACTTTCAGGCCAGGGCTTAAAGCATGGCTTCCCGATGCTGTAGGTATCATTTATCAAGTTTATCCCGCTTATTATAACGGTCAAACATACTATTTTATATGTGATGATGACCTAGTTAAGTATTGTCAGGAAGGTGATGTTGAATGGACAATCTGTGGTGGTGCTAATTCAGTTACTACGGGAGCTGGTATCAGATACCAATTTATTCATGCCGAGAATAAGTTATATATAGCAAATGGTCACGATAACAGTAGGTATATTGACCTTATAACTATGGATATGGTGCTTTTTGAACCAGTAGTTGACCCTACTAACGCTCCTACGGCAGCTGCTTTCGGCTCAGGGCTAAGTTATGCTACATCTACAGGCTCAGGTACTCCTTATCCAGTTTATTACTCGATTACTTTTAACGGTACTATCGGACAGACTGTAAATAGTCCTATTTTAACTGGGTGGGTATCTATAGATAGGACAGATTGGACGGGAGCTAATACTTATGGGCTAACTATTACTCGCAATAATACTACTCCAGCTAATGCTACAAGCTGGAATTTATGGATGGCTAGTGCATCTAGTACCGGTTCTATCAACAATGACCAAATGCTTTTATTGGCATCTGGTCTAGACATCAATACTACGACATTCAATGATGATGGCACACTTCAGCCTGACCTTAATCATGGTACAGCTCCTAACGACAACTCTACCGAGGGTTTTGCTGCGACTTATGGAACTGAAATTGATGGTCGTGTGTTCCTATGGGGAATTGTAGGCGATGAATACTCGGTTAGGATTGGTGGCGACCCAGGCAATGCCTTTGATTTCACGCCTACTAATGGTGGTTATGAATTGACTATGAATAAGGGAACTAACTATTTCCCTACTAATTTAGTATCATTCCGTAATTCTCAAGGTATTCCAAGCCTTACTATGCTTTATTCCAACATGCAAGGTACATCTAAACAGGCAGTCCTTGAACAGTCTACAGTTAATTATGGTAATTTCTCGTTTGTGGCATGGGGTGCAACCGATCAGGGGCGTAACGTGCCAGCTGGAGCCAGTCCGTATGGGGTGTTTGCATATAATAATAGCCTTTATTTCCCGACTAATAGCGCGGTCATGGAACTTACAACCCGTCCTACTACTCTTAATGTATTATCTGTTAATAACATATCCATACCGATTGCGAATTTGTATCAATCTATAAATGCTGACCAATTGCCTAATATAGTGGGCGCGGGTATTGATGACCGTATGTACTTCTCGTGTGCCGTAAACGGCTTTGACCACAATAATATCATTTTGATTTATGACTACACCGATTCTAATAATCCTCGTTGGTATCCTTGGAACATTACTCAACAATGGTTTGGTATTATTAGCCCACCTAAAGATAAGGTTTTCTTGTATGTAACCCAGGATAATCATATTTTCAAGCTTGAACAGGGATTTGTCGCACAAGATGAAGATTCCAGTGGTACTTCTACACCTTTTGCTTTTGGTGCTACAGGTCCATTAACAGGCTCAAACCAAGACCATAGCGCCTATCTAGCTTTAGTTCAAGCAGTATTTTACTTGATAAATGTTGTGGGGGATATACAGGTAACAGTTAGCTTTAGCACAGCGGCTCCAAGTGGGTTAGTAAAATATAGAAGTCGTACTAAAACCGTTAATGGACCATCGTATGTAGTTACTACTGACGGTAACTGGTCTGACTATTCATACCAATTCTTACCTGCAGAGGAACCTTTATTGGCGTGGGGCGAGAACCCAGTATTTAACACATCTGAGGGACAGCAGCCAGCGGCAAACTATAGGCCGCCAATTCCAGTCAACCAGGTGATCAATGAGGCTCAATGGAGTTTCTTGTCAGATGCCAATAATATATGTAGTGCAACACTTCGAAGTATATCTTACGAAGGTGTAAATATCGGACCTAAGGCAGATATTCAATAGAAAGAGTGATATAGTATAAGCATTATGGCAAAGAAACCAACAACTCCAGATACTGACACTGACCTTACAGATGCTAGTGATTTATTGGATGAATGGCTTTTAGATTCACAGTGGCGTTATAACTTCACTATAGACTACCTGACTTTAGCTAACTTAGTGGGTGGCGTGGCTATGAACAACGTCAAAAATGCTCCTAGAGTGGGTGATACTCGTCTAGGTAATGATGTCAAGCAGCTCCCTAGGGCTTCCATACAGCAAATTCCCACCTTTGGTGTTCCTGTTAACGGTACTCGACAGAGTATTAAGAGTGCGATATGTGAGTATGTTGTACGCCGTGAGATATTGAACCAAGACCAACAGGGAGTTGGCATTTTGGCGACAGTACAACTAGTAGCCGAGAGTGCGCTTACTTATGGCTGGCAGTCTACTATGGCTCAACTATTCACTCAAGGTCGCATGACTACTGATATGACCTTTGTGCATTATTCTGATATAGCTATTGAACGTGGGGTACTTGATTTTGCTAAGAGTGATTATTTCTATGTGCGTACTCGTATTTCTAAAAACAAACTCAAGAAAATGATTGCACGAGCTAAAAAGAACAAAAAAACCTCTTGGAATGTAGACGCTCTACAAAAGATGTATGATGATGGTCCGATGGCTTATGCTTATAGCATTAGAGATAGTTCCGTACCTCAGTTTAACCAGTTAATAAACAGTTCTAATAACATGTATAACTTCATAACTCGTTATGGGACTGGTCCTTTTTACGATATAGATGTTTTCAGCCCTAACTCAGATGAGGTTTTACGACACACTACTTCTCGTAGTAAGTTCGGTTATAACAGGGTTACAGCATTAGTTCTTGACCCTAATCCTATTTCCCCGTTTGGTCTTAGTCGTGTACGCCTAGCTAGTCCGGCAGCTAACTTCAATAACATCTATCTACAAAGCGTAGCTAAGATGCTACTGTTAAACGCCGATGCCCCTGTAGAAGTACGTGGTCAGTACCTAGCTCCGGTGCGACTGCAACGTGGTGCTAAGTGGGAAACACTAGACCCTCAAGCTAAAGTAACTATTCAAGAGTTATCTAATTCCACGCTTGAGCAATTTGAGAGTGTTTTAAGCTATACCGAGAGCCAAGTAGATAGTGTTATGGGTGTAAGTGCTGCAACTGCCACTGGAGCTAGTTCAGCTTATATCAACACCGTACAGGCACAAGCTCAACAGGCTTCTCAAGATAGTCAGACTACCCAGTTTACTAACGCTTTAGAAAATTACCTGAGACAGTATGTGCTTACGGCTCTTGACTTATATATTAGTGAGCAGCAAGGTGAAGGTACGATTATTATTGATGACCAGTGTAAGAATATTATCAATGGTATCCAGGCTGGTACTGTTGGCCCAGACAATGAATACGCTCTTAACTGGGACGATTTCTATGAGGCTATCCAGACCTGGACTGTAGATATTGACCTATCTATGGGTAAGAAACAAGAAAACCAGCAAGAAGTTCAGACGTTACAAGACGAGTTGACTGTTCTCCGCCAGACATCTAACCCTAATGACCCAGTGGCTCAGGACAACGCTAATAAGCTTGAGCAAGTTCTATTGCAAAAGACGGCTCCAGAAATTAGCAATATGGCTAGTCCACCCAGTTTTGCACAGCCTACCGCCCCTGGTCAGGTGCCTCCACAAGCTCCGCAACAACAATAATAGTTGACACTGGTTATGTTTGTGCTACTATTTTTGTAAGGACATATAAATTTATGGACGATAACGAAGGTTTAGATTACGTATCATCGGTTGATCCTTTCAAACCTGAAAAGAACGACCCATCTGTTGATGCGCCTGACGAAAAAGCACTTGTGAGACTTGTGCGTGTGGTGGACGGGCAAATTAAGTTATATCATACCATATCTGGTATGAAACGATTTGATACCTCAAAGTTTACTGCCGAAGAGCGTGAAGCTATGTGTGCTCAGTTTGTGCAACTTTTATCCAGTCTTAAACAATCAATGAATAACGCCATAGATGGTGTAAGAGAGAAACAAAATGGATGACGACAATGATATAGCTTCATTGGCTAATTCTTTACTTGGTAAAGAGGAGGAAAAGAAACCTGATGAAAAACCTGCTGAGGAAGATAATAAGCCAGCTGAGGACGACAAGCCAGAGGACAATAAACCTGCTGAAGATGATAAAAAACCTGAGGATAAGCCTGAAGATAAGTCAAAAACAGATATCGAAGACAAGGAAGAAAAGAAGCCCGAAGATACCAAGCCAGCAGACAAGCCTGCCGATACATCAGCCGATAAACCAAGTGATAAGCCAGCCGATGATAAGGCAGAAGGTAAACCTGCCGAAGAGGATAAGCAGCCTTTAAGCCGTGAAGATATTAAGGCGGCTATGCGCGAGGAAGCCGAAGAGCGTTCTAAGGTTAGTAATGAACGTACCAGTTTTGCTGGAAAAGTACGTAGTGACCTAAAAGAAGCTTTAAAACTTGAGAGCACCTATACTACGGTGGCACTAGACGATGGAACTCCTATTAGTAGTGTTACTCAGCTAACTCAGGTTATCAACCCTGAGACTGATGAGCCCTATACTCGCGAGGAAGCTGCATCACTACTATTGGATGCTCAACGAATTGTTCAGGAAAATGTAGCAACTTATGAGAAGCGTGTTGATGAGCTAACTGATCTTAATGTTGACTTTAAGGAACAATCTGATGAGGTTGATAGGTTGTATGGAGATATACTCAAAGCATTTCCGGCTGAGGCCGAGAAGTGGTTAGAAGCCTATAAAAAGACATTCAAAGTAAGCGAAGACGGTACTTATGTAGAGAATGTGCCTATCTCGCCCTTAGAGTTTTATGGGCCAATTTTAGCTCCGTATAGGAACGCTACTGACCAAATTACTCAACGTGATGCTGATGCTAAGGCTGCTGAGGAAAAAGCTACCAAAGATGCTGAGATTGCGGCTGAGCAAGAGGATAGAGGTGACTTGGGTGCTGCGGCTGGAGCGAAAGCAGGTAAGGGTAAAACCGACTTGCTTGATGACGCATTAGATAAGTATTTGAAGGATAATTAAGGAGTATCATAATGGACTTACAAACAGTAAAATTCGTAAACATTTTTCGTAAAGATAACAAGGGTAAAAATGAGGTAGCAAACATACCCATTGAACGTCCTCAAAAGATTAGGGCTTATATTGACATGGGTGATTTGCAGCCTAAAAATGCTGCTAATAACGATCATGGCTGGAGATTAGCTCCTGAGATTAGCGCTCAGATTAGAGATGTACTAGACGACCCCCAAAAACTAGAGCAGATTTCCAGAGATACTGGACACCCTCTAGACTTGCTTAACGCTTTTCATGTCTTTATGTATGAAATTAGCCGTAACCGTAACCTGGCTAGAAAAGCTGCCAACAACTCTCTGGATAAAGACTTAGCAATTAGTGAGTATGAGCGTGATGTAGCAGCAGCTAGAAGCGGTACTCCAACTGATGATGAGGACGAAGAGACTGTACCTGCACCTAGTACGGGTAAGACTAAAGAGAAGTAGATGTGGAAGTCCCTCAGCATTATGTTCCGCGAAATTACCAAGCTGAGTTCCTAAAAAACGCTCCATTATATAGGTTCATAGTACTAGAATGGGCTAGACGCTCAGGTAAGGACTTAAGTACTTTTGCTTATGCTATTACCCGTATGGTGCAAGAGCCTATGGGTGTGGTTATAATTTATCCTACAAAAACTCAGGGCTATAACTCCTTTTGGAACAACGTAGAAGATGATGGCTTTAGGACGATTGAGCATGTTCCTAAGGAGTTTATTGCCAGTCTATACTCTACCTCTGACAATATGAGCATGGTATTGAAAAATGGCTCAACTCTTACGCTTGTAGGCTCTGCTAACAACCCTGAGTCCTTACGTGGTCAGAATACCAAGTTATTTCTGTTACCAGAGTTTGTAGACCAGCCGGTAGGAGTTTTGGGTATTATTCGCCCGATTACTGCCGTCAATGGTGGTCAGATTATCGTCCAGTCTACACCTAAACAGGATGGTATTTCAGGCGGTACATTTATCAAACTACGAGAAGCCGCTGAAAAAGACCCAACTCAGTACGCTCAAAAGGTATATGCCACAGCGTATATGAGCGCTGAGAAACTGGAGCAGACTAGGCAAGACTACATTGCAGAGTACGGTAACGATTTCCTGTTCAGGCAGGAGTTCTTGCTAGACGAGGGTCAAGCTCTAGCGACTAGCTACTACGGTAATATTATCACTGAGGCTCGAACAGCAAAGCGTATAGGTAATTTCCCCTGGAAGCCTGAGTTACCAGTGTATGTCAGTTATGACTTAGGTGCCGGAGCTGGCACTACAGCTATGTTGTTTTGGCAGTACGAGAAAAAGAAGCTTAATATTATAGATGCTTATGAAAGCCATGACGTAGGAGATATAGCCCTTATTAAGTTTATCCAATCCAAACCTTATAATTATGGTTGGCATTTTCTACCGCATGACGGTGCGAAAGCTGATGATAAGGAGGCCATAGCCCGTATCCAGAATTGGCGTAATGCTGGGGTTGTCAATGCTAGCTTACTCCGCAAAGAGGCTAAAGAGGACGGTATTAGGCGAGCTATTGCCTTATTAGCCAGTTCGACTACTACCATCCACGAGCCGACTACCATTGAATTTGTGCGGAAGCTAGCTATTTATAAGCGTAAATTTAACCAATTTACAGGTGACTATGAGGGGCCAGAACATAAGTCTGAATCACACTATGCCGATGCCTTTAGGTACTGTAATGCAGCTATCGAACAAGGGTTTAGGCCAGACGGTACACCATATATGACAATACCAGGTAAGAAAAAGGAACCTGAGTTGATAGTAAGCGAGAATTGGGACTCTGGGGTGGACTTCAGTGACTTTTGATTTGCATTTCTAAACTCATACTTGATATAGTAGAAACGTAAGCTCTATGCTTCACTTAAAATTAACATTTGAGGTAAAATTCTATGAATCCGAATCTTTATGGCATTAGAACCCAGAATAAACTGGAGGCTCCGCTAAAGAAACTTAGCGTTGTTACCCAGTATCTCGGTGATAATGGGTACACATGGACTGGCGCGTTAACCGTTCGTTCTCTGTACTTCACAAACGGTACTCTCGTAAGTACCAACAACTCTAGTGCTACTGCAACCTGGGGTACACCTGGTATCAGTAACACAGCTAATAACGACTACACTATTGACTACGATGAGGGTATGATTACTCGTATCCCGCGTCAGCAACAGCAAGACGTTCCTATTGATAGCCTCGGCGCTCAATGGGCTGCTCAGCAACTTAGCGAGGTCTTTATCCCTGCTCATGACGAATACTCATTGAGTAAGATTGAGGCTGCTGTCCCTTACGCTAATAAGGTCGCTATAGTTTTGAGTGGTAGTGCTCTGCCTACTACTGGCATTAACCTGATTTTCCAGACAGCCATTAACAAAGCTCGTGTAGCTGGTAACCCTAACCAGAATAGTATGGTTGCATGGGTAGCTTACTCCTTTGTATCTGCTTTGAGAGCGCAAATTAACTTCACAGGTTCTGACCTTGGTTATGCAAACGCTCAGGCTGGCTTCTTGGGTAAAAGCAACGGTGTTGCAACTGTTGAGACTCCCGATGAGTACTTCTTAGCTGGTACGTACTGTATCGTTGCTGATAAGCGCGCTGTCATTAACGTGACTCCAAAAGTCGCACCTGAGGACTTCCGTATTCTTACGCAGGTTCCAGGCTTTGACGGTATCGAAGTTCAGATTCGTGATCGTGGTGCAACCATTCCACTGTTACGTAGGGTAGCTAACCTATCACTTATCTACGCTTCAAACAGTTAGTTTGTAGTTAGGTAACCAATTAAACGACCTTTCGGGGTCGTTTTTTGGTTGTGCTTATAGTATGATATGAATATGTCTGATTACACAGTTCTAGAAGCCAGTGATGGCGAAGGTGAGCCAATACGAGCAGCTGTACAAGCCCCTCGTGATATAGGGTCAAGTAGTCTCACTGTTAATCTTACTACTAACTGGCCTACTGGTACGTTTATTGCTACTACAGGTACACTATTATCATCTGGGAAATTAGACCCCACAACAGTCCAAGTATTTTATGGTACATGCTCAGGTGCAACTATAACTATTACTTCTTTCGCGCCAGGATATACCGACTTAGGTAACTCTATTGGAGATGTGGTAGTTATTAAACCTACTACGGAGTGGGCTAATCTAGCTAGTAAAGGTGTACAGAGCACTACTCAATTCCCAGCTCAATTTGCTAATTTTGTAGAACCTGCTGGTGGTGTATGGTCAACAAGCTCAGGTTTAATAGGTCAAGCTACACCAGGTAATGTGTGGTATAACGGTGTACGCTCTGTTATGCCGCTTGTAACCAGTAATACGTTTACAGCATCTAAAGATACATATATTGATTTCAACCCGTCTAGTTTAGCATTTACTTATGTACCTGAGACAAATGGAGCGGCAGAGCCAGCCGTTACTAGCGGGTGTGTACGGGTAGCGTTAGTGGTTACTGGTGCTTCAGCTATAAGTTCTATAAGTCAAGTTGAATACAATGCTCCTGTTGGGAGTGCACAGGTACAATCTAACTCCGTTAAGTCCCCTCAGCTAGCTCTTTCACACACTTTAGACAGCACTAATGGCGTACAATCATTCACTAATTCGGGTACAGCTGGTGGCACGTTTTACTATATTAACTTAGGTGGTCTTAAGCTAATGTGGGGTACGACAGGTTTTATGGGTAGTTCTAGCACGGGTGGTTCTAGCACACTAATAATGCCAGCCTTTTTCAACTCAATCCAGCAAGCAGGTGCAATGAATGGGACTGGAGCTGGTACTGTTCAACAACTTATTTTGACCACTATAAATAGTGATACACAACTTACATTTACCCCTGTCTCTATTAATGGTTCTTCGACTTCGGTAGTAGGTCAAGTACTGATAATCGGAACGTAAATCAGCTCTTATGGTAAAATAGATAGGATAACCCCATGCCACAAACAATAACTGCCTCAACCCAAGCCCCCACCATCAACAGCTACATACGAGGTGACTCCCGACTATTGCTTATACCTGTTTATGAAGCTGATGGCACAACACCATTTAATTTGACTAGCTGTACAGTTTATTTTACTCTTAACGCATCCAATCCGGCTCCTGATGATGGTACGGACGCTACTGCTGTTATTAAAAAGAGTGTAAGTACTGGTTTCGTAACTGTTTACACAAGTCCTACTGTTAATTTACCTCAAGCCAGTGTACCTTATATTGCTCAAATACAATTACTTAATGCTGATACACAACCTCTAATAGATGAAACATACTATTATGACATTCAACTGAAAGATAGTAGCGGCAGTATTACATCTTTGGGTACAAATGTTTGGGGTGTTATTGACGATACGACTACGCGCGTGACATAATAGTTAAGGAGAAAATGATTATGCCTACTAGAATATATAGAAACGACAGTGAAACAACTTATGACATTCCAGGACTAGGAGAAGTCCCAGCTGGTCAGCGGATTAGTTTCAGCGGAGAGTTCCCACCAGCAATTAACCTAGAAAATTATCCTGGCTTAGTAGATGTTCAAGCTGAAGAAGATTCAGGCACTCAGTATGATTATGAAAAAAGTCCTGAAGGTGCGCCAACAGCATCAACAGAAGTCGCACCAAAGGAGACTAAAAATGGGTAAGATATTTCGCCTACCACTATTCGGTACAGCTATTGCAGTAACTCAAGACCGTCATGGTTCAGCTGTTAATGCTAAGGCTATGAATGGCAAAGGTCAATTTGAGAGCGAGTTATTCGTTAAAGTTATAGATAAAGATGGCCGTGAGCGAGCACCGCACGAGTATTTTGGTAATCGTAAAACAGGTAGTAACCTTTTTGCTAGAAGTTATAACAGTCTGGTTAAGGCTTGGTATTTAGCTCTGTATCGTTCCAAGAAACAGTTTAGTTTGGGCTCTGGCCTGACGACTAATGTTGCTGCTTTAGCAACAGCCAATGACTGGAACCTAGCATCACCGTCTGCTGCTGCTATAAATCTTCTAAAACTAGCTAATTATCATACGACAGGTACAGGCTCAACTGCTGCTGCTGCCACTGATATTATGCTTACTACTGCTGACGCTGTAGCAAGCGTAGCCGGTACACAGAGCCTTGTGTCAGCCGCTAACGTCCAGAAACTACAGACAGTTGCCACATTGACTGGCTACGGTACAGAAGCAGTCACAGAATGGGGTCTAAGTACGGGCAGTACATTCTCAGTCACTACAGGTACGCCATTAACTAATGCTACCTCAACGACTGCCACCGTAACTGCTACACCTCTTACGGCTTCAAGCACGACTGTTCAGGGTATGCAGCAACACATTATCGTAGACACTACTGCCTCACCTAACGTATGGGGATTAGTCACCTCAAATACTACCAGCGCTGCTACCGTCCCTGCTTGGTACAAGAAAACTGACGGTACTGCCGGTACGACACCTGGTAACACTGACGCTATTGCTTGGTACCAAATCCTTTACGACCACAAAGTATTCTCAGCTATCAACACCGTTACTGGTGATACGATACAATTCACGTACCAGTTGACCATAGCCAGCGGTAATTAACAGGGGTCACAATGGCCTTTGATACTCACAAAAACTTTGCCTATAGCACAGTAGCTACAGCACCTAGCCCTGCTACCAGCGGTACATCTTTGGTAGTCCAATCAGGTGATGGGGCTAAGTTTCCTGCTACTCCTTTCAATGCTATTGTCTACCCAGCTGGTGCTCAACCACTTACCACTAACTCGGAGATTGTGCGTGTTACTAACATATCTACTGATACATTTACAATTACCCGAGGAGCAACGTCGGGTGGCGGATTAAATGGCGAACCAAACAACCAAAACCGCTCAATTATAATAGGTGACCAAATAGATGCTGGTGTAACTGCACGTTCCGTAACAGATATAGAGGGTAACTTTCCTGCTGGTCCGATAGCGGCGTGGACTTCATGGACACCAACGCCAACTAACTTTACGGTGGGCAACGGAACATTGACCTGTGCTTATTTTCAAGTGGGTAAACAGGTTACCTGTCAGTTTCAGTTTCTTCTTGGTACGACTTCCGCTATTTCGGGTACTTTTATTTTCAGTAAACCCGTGACGGGCATATCTTATGCAAACCTTATGGTTTTGGGGGATTGTTACATGCTAGTGGCTGGCGTTAATAATATTATGGGCTATTTCTTCGACTCAACTACAACCACCATAAGAGTATTGGCTGGTTTAGCCAATGGTACTTATACTTCTGTAGGCGTCTTAAACGCTACTACTCCAGCGACTTGGGCTAGTGGAGATATGTTGACTGGTACTTTTACTTATCAGGCAGCTTAGGAGGATTATATGGCCTATGGCTCAAACTATTTTGGCCAAGCATATTTTGGTCAGGGCTATGCTGTTACGCTTAACTCGGCAATCGCCTGGGACGCTTCAAGCAATTCAGGATACAAGGCGAGCCTCTCAACCTATAGCTGGTCGCACATTCTTGGCGCATGGCAATCTAACCCAGGTTTGCTGGTCAATGTCTCGATCTTTGCAACTGGGACTGTCACCAGTGTTACGTGGGGTGGTGTTAACTTAGAGTTTGAACGTGCTGATCAGACAGGGGTCTATCGTAACGAGTGGTGGCAATTATCTGCCCCCTTGAATGGAACTCGGACTATCGTAGTGACGTTAAATACAAGCCTTACCTCGATTGCTAGTGCAGATAGTTATACGGGTGTTAATCAAACCGACATGGTGGAGACTGCGACTGGGGCAACTGGTAGTATCAGTACAGCTCCGACCGCCTCTGTAACAACAGTAGATGACAAGAGTTGGGTGGTGAGTGGACTGACAACTTCAGACGCTACGATGAGTGTTGCAGGAGGTGCTACACAGCGGAATAACCAAACAGGTGCTTTAGGAACAGGGGCTGTTAGTGATAGTGGTGTTATAACGCCTGTAGGTTCTGTAACAATGAGTTGGAGTACCGTAGGAGTATCGGACAGTTGGGTTTTGGGGTTGATTGTGTTGGATCCTACAACGGGGACGGTTTATTCTATGGGTTTGGCTGCCGTTTATAAAGGAGCGGCTATCTTAACTAAAGCTACTGCGAGGACACTACCGAGTGCTAGTTATAAGACAAGTGGAGTGTTAACCAGTGCGGTAGCCTTTGGTGCAACTCTTACTGCCACATACTCGGCAACTGGAGCTATTACTAAACGAATAGTAGCAAAGTTATTACCAGCAGCTACCTATAAAGGCACTGGAGCTATTACTAAACGGGGTTTAGCATACAAGTTCTACGGTAGTATGTTGCTTAATCCTATTGCTGGACTTAGCTTTGATGGTTACCAGAACTACGGTGCGATGCCTGCTTCGGTTGCAGCGAATAATCTTGCCAACTTTGGCAGCTGGAGTTTTATAGCAACTATCCAGTTATCTTATGACCCCTTGCAGTCGTCTTGTATTTTATATTTACAAATGGATTACACTAATGGTAAGGGTTTAGCTTTTGAAATCAACTCGTTTTCTACTCCAGCTCACTTAACTGTTTATGGTATGGTGCATGCTGGTGGGTCGAGTAGTACTGGCGTAGTTCCCTACGGCCAACAATCGACTGTAGGCGTAACATGGGACGGCACTAACTTGAACTTTTATATAAACGGGGTCAATACTAATACGGTTAGTTCAGGTGTGGCCTCTGTAGCTGGAGTTAGTGGCACAAACTTACTAGGCACAGAGTCAACGAGTACTAATCTTGGTGCTAATGGTGGTAGACACTTTCATGGCATCATTCAAGACGTTAGGACTTATTCTAACCGTGTGCTCAGTGGTGCGGAGATTACCAGTTATGCGTCTGGTACTAATCCGACCAATACTAATATGGCTTTAGGGTTTAACTTAGTGGGGGGTAGTGGCACGACAACAGCAGACTTATCTGGCAACAGTGCTACAGCTACGTTGACTGGTACGCCACTACCTACATGGATAACGGGCAACAATTCACTAACAAAGCAAACTAATATTCCTCTCAGTGCTTCGTACAGTACCGTAGGAGTGCTTATATCTCGTGGAGTAGCTAGAGTCCTCACGGCTACTTACTCAATGGCGGGGGTGCTTACTGGTAGGTCGTTTACAAGAGTTTTGATTGCAACATATAGTGCTACTGGAGCAATTAAGCGGCTAATTTCAAGAAATCTATCTGCTACCTATAAAGGCAGCGGAGTTATTTCCAAGACTACTAAGCGTAATCTATCTTCTACGTACAGAAGTAGTGGCGTATTAACTAAGAATAGTGTAATAACTCTTTTCACAGCTACATACATAACTAGCACTAGCTTTATTAAACGACCAGCTAAAATCTTTACCGGAACCTATAAGACTTCCGGCTTCCTATCGTGGGTATTTATTAACATATTGCTTCGACCACTGTTATTTGTGCTTACTATTCCTAGTCCCATTCAGTTAGCACTCAAAGTGTATGATGCGATTACCGTTGCGTTTAGTCAGCCATCACCTATCACCGTACCTGTTAATAGTAGTCCCGCGCTTGAACTTTCTGTTAGTGTTCCAGCCGGTATAGTTGCGAGCTCTACGATTCCAGTACCTATTGTTCTGCCTCTCACTGTACCAGACCCAATAATCTTTAGTTTTACGGGATAGGTGTATAATAATGATACTTAATAGGAGTTTTTCTCGGTAGTATCCTCTACGTTATTATTTATGAAACTATACTTTGAGACAATGGAAACAGAACCTCGTAGGAGTAGGCCTTACAAGCAAATTAGAAAGCTTCGAGTCTAAACTACTGGAGGGGTAACCGCGGGAGCTCCTAGAGCTTCAGCCACTACGAGCGGTACTTCTGGTGCAGCTACTACCGTTGGTGAACTAGCGATAGGTGGTGTTGATTGCCTGAGTAAGTTATAGACTGCTGACAGGCCGAAGGCAGTTGCGCCTATAGCTACAGTCTTAGCATCACCTGATAAGTTTGTTTGATTGATAGTAAGATAAGCTATAACACCTTCAAAAAAAGTAACGATAACTTTCTCGATTAGTTGTTGGTTCTTGGTCATACTTCTCCCCTTATTTTTGGATAACTACTGTAGGCTATAAAGGCTGCTACGATACCTAGTAAAACGTCTATGCTGCGTGGTACAGATGTTGCCAGCCATTCCAGCAATGCCGTTACAAGCACACCGATTACTATTGCAAATGCTATTCTTAATAAACTCATATATTTCTCCTTAATAGGTCTATTATACCACTATTGTACCAAGTATTCGCCAGGAACTAGCAGTGTTGGGCGTGTGCCTCCAGGTAAGTTCTTTAATATTACTGAATAGACTGCGTTCTTCCAGTCAGTGCCATTAGCTTGTGAAGCATTAGTAATACCAACGCTGGCAAGGTTAGCTACATCTCCTGCGTTTACTAGGAGCTGTTTATCTGCTGTTACTTGCTGCATGATAAGAGTACAAGCCGTTTTCCAGTCCTTGCCTACGCTGCTACCGAACTGTTGATTGTCCTTACCGTAAAATAAGGTGTTAAAGTTCTGTCTGTCACCTTCATTAAATAATTCCATAACTGTATCCTTTCTTAAATATCCTAGTAAATATGTGTTAGCTCTCGCAAATAGATGAGCTGGCGAGCCGTCTGGGTCTGCGTTCTGCTCAAATACTTGTCCGTTACCTGCAAAAATGGCTATATGACCATCGGTATAGATACCGTGTCCGTTATATACCGCTATGTCGCCAGCTTGAGGTGAACTTTGTTGAGTGAAGCCTGGAATAGCTGTCCAATAGTTTTTAGCTTGTCCAATAATAGGTAGCTTTACCCCCAGGACTTTAACGGCGTAGTCTTCTACGAGTTGTACGCATTGCCCACGTAAAGATTCAGACTGTCCTGCAAATAGAACCTTTGTACCATTGACACCGACTGGGGGATTGGATATGTATTGCTGAAGATTCATAATAGCTCTTTTAGTATACGCTGATTAAGTTCATGTAGGAACTGAAGTCGGGCTTCTAGAGTTGTTGGCAATACTTCGCCCATTATTTAGCTTTATGCAAAAAGGCATGAGCCTTGGGGTACTTACGTTTATGATGAGCCAGAAGTTTAGCGTGTATGTCAGGGTTAGTGTGCTTGGTACAGGTCTTGTAGTGGGTATTGCCTACTTTGTAGTGTCCGTATCGCCAACAGCCTTTTTCCTTACACTCAAAGCGTTTTCTATAGATTACGATAAGCGTTGGTAGCCAGACAATTGTCCATTGAAGTTGATTGCCCCAGACTCCACCTGTGTACCACGGTTGACCTACGGGGGTGAAGAAGAAATGCCAAAATTGTATCATGGTTTACTTCTTTAGTAAAAGTGCCGCTATTAATAATGCTAATAATGCTCCAGCCGCAGCCGACAGGGTTTTCCATACCCAGTCTTTTGACTTGGCGGTTTCTAGCATATGAACCCGTAGGTTGGTAGCTTTCAGCTGATCCGATGAAGCAAAGTTACTAGTCAACTGGGTTAGTTTCTGGTCGTGGGCTTTGAACCCATCCCTGACAGCTATCTCGACTTGTCCTAAGCGGTAGGCTACTACTGGGTCTGCGCCTGACGGCATCCCCTGCGCTCCAGCAGCTCCAGCAGCTCCAGCAGCTCCAGTAATACCCTGTATGCCTTGTTGCCCTTGTTGCCCATGTAAGTCATCAGCCATCCTTAACTCTCCCACTCGTTATCAGGTGGCTTTTGTCTAGCATCAATCTCAGCTTGTAAGCCTCTTAACACGTCAAGGGGGTAGAACTCACCAAAAGCCTGTAGCGGTTGAGCCAGTGAAGCACCAAACTCAGCGGTTTGTCCTAGCCGTAACAATATCTCCTGAGTGTCGATCTCCTCGGTAATTTGTTCATGAGTCGGTGTAGCTGCACGCGAGAGAGCGTCCTCTTCCTGCCGTATCTCTTCGGGGTCTTGTTCTAACCGGCGCATAATAGTTATGATTATACACTAGTATATGCTTATTTCTTACTCTTTATATATCGTTTGTGATTAGACTTCCTAACCTTATCAGGGTTGTTTTGGACATACCGTTTAGCAGCTCTCATCTGGCTAGGCTTACGCTTAGGCGCGGTAGCTTTAAGACGTTTAATTAGATTGTCTATGATTTCTGGGCGTACTGCAACATCTATAATGAATAGCGGTATGTCAGCGTCTGGGTTATAGAGAATAAATCTAATCTTATGTAGTTCAGTGATAACAATGCCGAAGTGTGTCTGAGCAACCCACTCAGCTGGCAAATCTATGTCTCCATTGCCAATAGCCATGTGTTTTTCTCCGTTGACGCATTTAACTTCTACAATGGTATCTGGCTCTATGCCGTCAGGCGAGTAACCAGCGTGCTTATACTTGGAATTGGTAATGAAGCCATAGTGTTTAACTTCGTTGCCTGTCTTATGCTCATACGCCTCGATAGCTAGTGGCTCTAAAATGCGACCACGCTGCATATATTTGTTATCGTAGGTCGGGTCGCTTTCTGGAGGTGCTTTCTTGCCTTTAAGCAAGTCTATGGCTGTACTCCCTGTCCACCTATCTTTCCTGTAAACATGCCACGTAGGGCTTCTCTGTTCAAAATTGTAATAGCGTATCATAACTTCCCCCTAACATTATTACGCAACTGCTCTCGTCTCTTACGGAGTTTTATGGTCATAGTAGCAATTCTTGTTTAAGCCTATTTTCAGCTATTTTTACATAGTCTGGGTTTATTTCTATGCCTATGTAGTTGCGGTTTAAGTTTTTGGCAGCAACAAGCGTAGTTCCACTCCCTGCGGTTGGGTCAAGCACGACATCACCCTTTTTTGTATAGGTTTTGAGCAAGTATTCAACTAGGGCAACAGGTTTTTGTGTAGGGTGTAGTCCTCGCTCAACTTTGAACTTTAGTATAGTTTTTGGATACCATTGAGTATATGTTTTAGAATATCCATTACTAACACCACCCATTATTTCTGTTCTTCTACCTTCTTT